AATTTGAAGTTCTATGAGGTTGATGATACTGGTGTCTTATTTCTTCAAAAGGAAGTTAAGGCATATTTATCAGCAATAACTGAGACATCAAGTTTTGACAATATCAATACTTTTACAGCTGAATTTATAATAGACGGTCCAATAACTGTCACTTATGGAGAAATATAATATGAAAAAAATAATTATTCTTTTAATGCTAACCTTTTGCGTTAGCATTTCGTTTGCTCAGTACACGCCAATGACTGCGGCAGGATATCAGTTTAAGCGGATCCTATGCGATTCTACGCTACATATTCCATCTTTCTGTGGTATACCAACGCTGAGAAATTCAACGGCTAAAAACGGCGCAATAGCGATGGATACTTGTAATTTTAAGATTTATATGTGGACTAATGCTGCTGGATGGGGAGAGATTATAGGTGCCGGTACTGACACTACGAGTCTAAGCAACAGGATTGACCAGCGTGTTAAATATACTGACACCGCACAAATGTTACTTGCTTACTTGAGGAAGCAGGACACAGCCAATAAATGGGTAGCAAATGTGACAAAAGTAAATGATAGTACAATCAGAGTTTTTAAAGGCAATACTATTACAGATTTAAAAATACTTGGAAAGCAAATTGATACTACAAGCCTTAGCAATCGTATTGATCAAAAGTTAGGCAAAGCAGACTCATCAATATATTATACAAAATACCGTTCAGATACATCAAGAACAAATATTTACAATGCTATAAATAATAAACTTAGCAAATCAGATTCTACAATATATTATACAAAATATCGTTCAGATACATCAAGAACAAATATCTATAATGCCATTAATCAAAAGTTAAACATTACAGATACAACAAACAAATGGGTCAATAATGTTACAAAAGTTAATGACTCAACGATACGAGTATGGAAGGGAACAACATCAACTACAATAGAGCTTCCTCGTGGATCAGGAGGAGGAGGTGGTACTGGAACCGTTTACAATGTATCAACAGGTTATGCTTTAAGTGGCGGACCAATCAATACTACAGGCACAATTATAGTTGACTCAGCAGTATTATCTACAAAGTATTTAAGGCGTGCAGATACTTCTAATCTTGTTGCAACAAAAAGCAATTTAGCTTTAAAATTAAATATCTCAGACAGTGCATTGATGCTTAGTAAATACCTACGCAAGGTCGACACTTTTAGCCTAAGTAACCGTATCAATCTTAAGCTTAATATTTCAGACACAACAAATAAATGGGTGGCAAATGTTACAAAAAAGAATGACTCAACAATAACAGTTTACAAAGGAACGACAGCAACAGATATAACTTTGCCTCGTGGTGCTGGAGGTGGTGGTTCAGGAACAGTAACAAATGTTGCTACCGGTTATGGCTTGAGTGGTGGACCTATAACATCTACTGGAACTGTGATAGTTGACTCAGCAACATTGTCAACTAAATATTTAAGGCGTGCTGATACATCAAATTTAGTAGCAACAAAAAGTAATGTTGCATTGAAGCTTAATATTAGTGATACTACTAATAAATTTGTCAATTCAGTCACTAAGATAAACGACACCGCCATTCGCGTTTGGAAGGGGACAACATCATCAGTAATTTCATTTGCAAAAGATGTGGTCTATACTCAGTCTCCGATAATGAGTAAAATCAGTAATGATAGCAACATAATTTATTTCAATGCTGATACTGCCAATGCTTGGCGTGGGGGAGGTAGTGGAACAACGCCTTCACTTCAGGATGTATTAACAGTTGGTAATACTGCATCAAATAAAAATATAGTATTGCAAGAAAGCACAAATGCTTATAGTTTAAATCTTTCAAGTTCAGATTCATGGTATCCATTTTTATCAATAACAGATCCTGTAACTAATGATGGATATACTGAACTTGTAGGTGGACAACTATATGTTCAAAGTATTGGTTTAAATAAATCATTACAAATGAATCCTACAGGTGGTTATATGTTTTATGATATTAATACTGCAAAATATGCTTCAATAGTTGATAGCGGAAGAATTGACAATCAAAAAATAGCTATACCAAAATCATCAGGAACAATAGCATTATCAGTTAATAATATTTTTGCAGATAGTACTGGAAATATAACAATTACTACTGGCGGCGGTGGTTCAACAGGTCGATTTGGTAATGATACTGCAACGGTGGTGATGGCTAAAGTGCATAACAATTCAGGAGTGACGCTAACAAATGGTAAGATAGTGGCTTTGTCATCATCAGGTACATCATCAAATGAACCAGCGGTAAGACTTGCGAATAACAAGCATGACTCTACATCAGCAAACACACTTGGATTTGTAAGCGGAAGCATTGCAGTTAATGACACAGGATGGGTGATTCTTAGCGGAAAGATTGAGAAGTTGAACACATCAGCTTTTGCAAATGGTGATATAATTTATCTTGATTCAATATCAGGTGAATGGACAAAATCAAAGCCAGTAGCTCCTTATCATCTTGTCTATCTTGGCGTAGTGACAAAAGCAAATGCCGGCAATGGCTCTATATTTGTTAAGCCGCAGAACGGTTATGAGTTAAATGAAATTCATGACGCGAAAATAACTTCTCCATTAAATAACCAGGTGCTTGCTTATTCAGATACACAATCACTTTGGAAAAACAGAAATATCTATTCAATAGTTGATACAGTTAATACAATTACTACAAAATATAGAACAGATACTTCCCGAACAAATATTTATAATGCAATAAATGGTAAACAAGCAGCTGGTACTTATGTTACATCTGTAAGTGGAACATCACCTATTTCTTCAAGTGGGGGAACTACTCCAGCAATCAGTATTTCCCAAGCAACAACATCTACTAATGGATATTTAAGTTCTACTGATTGGAATACATTTAATAACAAACAATCTGTTGACACAACAACTTATTATTTGATATCAGATTTCAATACTACATCCACAACAGGTGCAAATTCAAATCTTACATTCAATTTAGGCGCAAATGAAGTAAGAAGAATAATGATAGCTGGTACTTGTTCAAAGGCAACTTCATCTACTGGACTTAAAGTTGGTATTGCTGCTCCTACTGGTGCGACTATTAAGGCTTCGGTATATGGTCAGCTTAATACTATTAATGCTACATCAAACAGCATTCTAACTGCCATTAACACTTTAAGTGGTACAATGAATACCGCAATTGCAACGGAAATGCCATTCAGAATAGAAGGAGTTATCACCAATGGTTCAACGGCAGGAGCAGTCACACTACAACTTGCAACTGTGACTTCAAATACTGCTACAATCTATGCAGGAACGGTGATGAGTGTTACAAAAGTCAAAGGTCTATAATGAAAAGAATCTTATTGCTTATATTATTTCTTCCACTGTTATCATTTGGCAGGAAGTTTTATATCTCATCAAGTACAGGAAATGATGCCTATACATATCTTCAGGCGCAAAATCCATCTACGCCTTGGAAAACATTATCACATTTAGAAGATATGGCTAATACTACACCAAATTCAACTTTTGCAGCTGGCGATACAATAGCTTTTAAAAGAGGTGATGTTTTTGCAAATGGAAGAAATAGAGCTTTTGGCTCTTTTATTTGGTCCGGGCCTGGAACACCAGGTTGGGGTGGTAATTGTCCAAGTGGTACATTAACAAATCCTATTGTTTTCACTTCTTATGGAATTGGACCTGAAGCTAACATATTGTTTCCTTATCCTTCTTCAGTAACGGCTAATGTAAGAAAAGCTATGTTATTTGACAATGTTGGATATATTGTATTTGATAGCCTACAATTTAATGATACTCGTTTTTCATACACAGATAAAGTTACATCAGCATATACTTGCAGCGGTCTTGAATTGGGGGAGGGATTTACAGGTGATAATCCATTAAGTGTTCATCACATGACAGTTAAAAATTGCATTTTTAGTAATATCAGTTATGGTATTGTTTCAATAGGTAGATACATTACAATTCAAAACAATAGTTTTACGAATTTCAAAGCTAGTGGTGACACTATTGGAATTAATGATGTTGGTGCAGATGCTATAATGCCAACAGGTTCTCACTATTTAATTAAAAATAATCTTATTCAAGGTAGTTGGGCTTATGCAAATCCTAATTCATCTTCTGAAGGTAAACTTGGGGGAGGTCTTGAATCTATAAATGATTTTGATAGTAGCTTAATTATTTATAATACTTTTTTTGATAATTCAGGTGCAATGGAATTTGGACAAAATGCAGGTACACAATATGGTCCAAATGATGATACTTTTGCTTTCAATAAATTCATTAATAATTTTAATGCTTGTTGGGTAAATGTAGTAGGTCCTTTTGCTTGCACAGCAGCAAGACTTCATTTTTGGAATAATGTCATAATAGAAAATCAAAACAGTCGTCATAGTGGACCTAATTTTGGTCAAGATGTTTTAGGTGATGGGCAATCTTTTACTAATTGGAGTTTTTGGCCTTCGTATCCATTAAATGCAAGTAATAATGCAGCAGGCAGATATTTTGGATATTCAGGAGATCAATATGTGACAGCTGATACTTTATATGATGTCAGAAATAATATAATTTGGAATAATAATAATCAAGCAATTAATTATTCTGGTAGGACAAAAATAAAATACAATAATAATCTTTACAGATTAACAAGTGGTTCAACAATTGGTGCTGCTTTAGGTCCTGGAGAAATATCTACTTTATCAAAGATATTTGTTGATACTACATCCATAAATCCTATGAATTGGGATTTTAATTTAATGGCTGGAAGTCCAGCTATCAGCAATGGGACTTATGTAGGAGTTTCACCTGATTATGGAGGAAATACTGTAACTAATCCGCCAAGTATGGGAATCTATAATTATAATATTACGCCTCCAACACCGACAGTTAATACATTGAGAGTCAGAAAGAGATTTGTAAATAAGAATTAATGGCATGGATATTGATTTATCTTGGTTATTATGCAAAATATAGTTAACTTTAATAACATGGAAAATCATCACGATAGCAATCCTTATCTTGGATTTAGCAGCACTATCATTAGTATTTTCTCGGCTACATTTTGCATGGTTGCGCAAGACTTACAGCCATTTGCAACTTTAGTCGGCTCTATCGTGGCTATATGCTCAGGTATCTTCGCCATCAGATACTACTATTACGCAACAAAAAAAATAAAGTAACATGAAATCATCATTGTTTACATTAAACAAAGCAGACTTTGTAAAGGGACTTGTTATTGCAGTTCTAACGGCAGTAATTACTGTTGTTTACACAACTGTTCAAACCGGTTCATTCACTTTTGACTGGAAAGAAATATCAGTTGCTGCATTATCTGCCGCACTTGCATATATCACAAAAAATCTGTTGACTAATTCAAATGACCAATTCCTTACTAAGGATCCTGTCTAAATAATGTCACAAAAAACATCCGTTGTTCGGGAATACATAAAAAAGTATCCCGACTTTCCAAATTTGAAACTTGCCAGGATAATCTATTCTGAGAATAAACTATTGTTTAAAGACGTAGAGGATGCAAGAATTATAATAAGATATGCTACCGGCAAACAAGGTAAAAAAAATCGGAAGTTTATAAAAAAAGAATTTCTCCAGGAAGCTAAGTCATTAAATCCTTACAATTTACCTGAGTCTTACGAAGAAAAGCGTGAGGCTTTTGTTTTACCGAAAGCCTGCAATAATATCTTACTCATATCAGACTTACATATCCCATATCATAATATTCAGGCAATCACAATCGCTCTTGATTATGGCAAGGCTCATGATGTCAACACAATATTCATAAATGGTGACTTGATAGATAATCATATGGTCAGCCGCTTTGAGAATGATCCAAAGAAGCGAAGTGTTAAGCAGGAGTTTGATGCTACCAAGCAATTTCTTACTTCACTTCGTGCAGCGTTCCCAAATGCGTCAATTTATTGGCTGAAGGGGAATCATTGCATAAGATGGGAAAAGTTTTTGCTAATGAAGGTCCGCGAAATATGGGATGATGACTATTTTCATCTTGAGGAACGTCTTCAGCTGAATCAGGTTAAAGTCACGCTGCTTGATGACAAAATATTGGTTAAAGCTGGCAAGTTATCCATCACGCATGGTCATCATATCTTCAAGGGTGTATTTACACCAGTCAATCCATCGCGTGGTGCGTTTTTAAGGGCAAAACAGAGCCTTATTGTTGGTCACCTACACAGAGCCTCGCATCACCCTGAAGTGGATTTAGATGGCAAAATAATAAGCTGCTGGAGTACAGGATGTCTATGTGAACTGAAGCCTAATTATTCACCTATGATCAGCAACAGCCAGCATGGTTTTGCTCATATTGTTGTAGAGGATAGCGGAGAATATACCGTCAAGAATTACCAAATCATCAACGGCAAACTTCATTGATAATTATTCGTAACTTTATAATATGACGGAAAAAGTCATAATAGAGGAAAATAATCAGGATGAGGAAGTAGAAGGAGAAGTCATATTCTCATCCTCTCATGATTACATTGCATCTGCGGTGCAAGCACTTCAAGCCGTTGATGAGATGGATACGGCATTGTTCAACAAGACTGATGAGACAAGAGTGCGTAAAATTAAACGCCAGTCTCTACGAATATTATCATTTTACATCAATGAAATCTATGAGGAAACTTTTGACGATAGCACTAATAGCAATGATGAGTAGTTGCTATACTTCCAACAAAGCTGAGAAAGACATCAATAAAGCCTATGAGAATTATCCTGAGACAGTCGCAGCCTTTGCGCGTGATAAGTTTCCATGTAAGGAAACTGGTATCGACACTATTGTCAAGACTGAATACGATTTTATAGAGGTAAGATGTCCTGATCAGCCTGAGCCTACTCAAGTAATTGACACACTTTACTTGACAAAACCATCGAGACCTAAGACCTATATTTTATATAAAGACAAATTTGTCGGAATACCAACAACGACTAAAGTCATTACCAAAATTGTCAGAGACAGCAGTTGCGAGATTCTCCTTAAGAAAAGTGGCGGTCAGTTACAGAAATACATTGATAAAAGTGAGAAGCAATCAGACTGGATTAAATGGCTGTTGATTGCACTTGGCATATCCTTCATATGTAACATATTATTTGCAATAAAGCGATGAATGAAATAGCATTTCAGAACAGATTAAAGTCTTATAATCTTTATAATAAGGTTACGAGTCATCAACTGCGTGGAATGCTTGCCATTATTGATTATTGCGAGAGTAATAAATTTATTACCGATAAAAGATGGATAGCTTATATGCTCGCTACCGTCTATCACGAGACCGGCAGAACATTTGAACCAATAGAAGAAGTTGGACAAGGAATCAGAAAGCCATATGGTCGCAAAATAAAGCAGAATCTCAAGCCATATCAAATGCCTGACAAATTATATTATGGGCGCGGATTGGTCCAGCTTACCTGGTATGATAATTATGAGCGGTTTGGTAAGTTATTAAAGATAGATTTGTTGAATGATCCTGAGTTGGCTCTTAGAATGGATATATCAATACAAATACTTGTCAAAGGAATGACGCAAGGATTATTTACAGGCGTTAATTTGTCGCGGTATTTCAATGATCAGCGTGAGGATTGGATAAGTGCAAGAAAAATAATAAATGGTCTTGATAGGGCTGAATTAATTGGCTTATATGGCAAAAGATTCTTAGCTTGCATATCATAACTTTGTTTGGGTTCGAATAGAGACGAAATGTGTAGTTTTTAACCGGGTGTTTCCACACTCGGTTTTTTTTGTTAATAAATATTTTTAAAATAATTATAAAAAAACTTGGAAAATAAAATAATAGGTGTAGATTCGTATAAACTTTAAAACTACACACATGAAACAAACAACCAAAGATTACATCATTGTAACAATTCTTATTCTAATCTGCTTATTAGCACAAAACTTCATTAAATGGTAAAGAAAGATAATCGGGGACGAAAAAAGCTTGATCCCGAAATGAAAAAAATTGCCGTCCAGGTTTACATTACAAAAATAGACGTAGATAGGCTTGGCGGATTAAAACAAACAAAAAACAAAGTCCTTAACTTTTTAAAATTGAAACTACATGAAAAAACTTTTCGAAATTCTCAGCTGGAAGCGTGATGAAGATTTCATCATTGTCCAAATTGATGAAAACAAGTACACCGAATCCAACACCATCATTGTTCCTGAACACAAGTTTGAAAGATTCCTTCGCCGCCATGACCGGCTTTACTACGAAACACATGACATCTCCACAGGTCAGTATCAATCTAAATCCTACGAACTATCAATGGATGAATACTTCAGCGATATGCACTATACTGATGTGGCTGATGATTTGTATGACTACATATCTGTTCGTCACATTGATTTTGACAAAGCCTACAAAATAACTGAAAACGCTATCCAATCACTAATGAAATATTTTCTATGAGTGTTTTTGCAATCCTATTTTTAATCATATTGACAGTCTGGTACTATTCAGACAAGTCATATAAATTAGATGAAGATGAAGAACAAAAAGAGAGAGATCAAAAAAGAAAAGTTGAGTTCTATCGTGGCAATCATAATAGACATCAACAAAACAAAAAATCAAAATCTACAACAAAATAAAATTAACCAAATATGTCAAATTTTTTCATCGACACAAACACGAAACAAATCACATTTACCGACAATCGGTTCTATGCCACAGAGGATGGCATCAACGTACCATCAGTCACAACAATTCTTTCAGCCTATCCAAAAGACGCGCACTTCTATTCTTGGCTCAAGCAAGTGGGGACAGAGGCTGATGAGATTCGTGATGAAGCTGGCAGAAGGGGATCAGTAGTCCACAGCCTGACTGAGCGTTATGACGCAGGAGAAGAAGTTAACTTATTAGATAACGGCGGAAACATCGGCTACAAACTTGCTGAGTGGACCATGTTTGAGCGTTATGTTGACTTCAGAAATAATTTCCCACTTGATATCATTCATTCTGAGTATAATATCATTAGTCCAAAGCTTGGCTTTGCCGGTACCATTGACCGCGTTATTCAAATGGATGGCGTGAATATATTGGTGGATATTAAAACCAGTAACACCATTTATGACCATTATTGGTGCCAATTAGCAGCATACAAGAAGCTGATGCAGGAGCAATATCATTCTATTAATGTCATTGACAAGGTGGCTATATTATGGCTTAATGCCAAGACACGCACCGCTGGTAAAAAGGACCAAATACAAGGACCAGGATGGCAGCTGATTATCCGCGACACAGGACTCGTGGAGGAGAATGATTGGGAACTATTTAAATGCACTCATCAGCTATGGCTCGCGCAGAATGGAGATATGCAGCCGAAAATGAAATCATATTCGTTAACACATAAATTATAATGCTGACATCATACTGTCGTAATTAATACAATGGGAGCAATAAACAAATCTACTGCCATTTTTCTGACCATCAGCGATGGGAAGATCTGCAGACGCGTACAATCTCCAACAGAAACATCTAAGCAACGCACTACCAAAGATGGGCGTGTTGTTAATGAAGAACACTTCAGCGGATGGATGGGGAAAATAACCAACATTGTCACTCGTGAATCCGAGTATGGCAAAGAATGGAACGTCACCATCAACGATGGTGTTGAGACCGCAGTTTTAAGCTTTAAGTATTCATCAGGATACGCCGCATCATTTCTCAAGGCTCTGCCAAATGTAAAGTTGTCCGAGAATGTAACATTAACACCAAAAGCCACAGAAGTTGACGGTAAGAAACGCACAACGCTATTCTTAAACCAAAATGGCACATCTGTTAAATGGGCGTACACCAAAGACAATCCAAATGGCTGTCCAGGACTGAAGCAAATTAAAGTCAAAGGTCAGTCAACATGGGATGACTCCGATATGATGGAGTTCCTGGAGAACATGGTCAACAATGACATCCTTCCACAATTAAATGGTACCGCTGATGAAATGCCGTTTTAGAACCATTATCCTTTCAAGCTTGCTCTTGCTATCATGCAGGAGCAAGCCTAATGTCAAACTAAAGTTTGATTATGACACCATTCATTGGAAAGTTGTTCCGATGACCAAACAAGATTCAATCATGTTAAAACTACAATGATGACTCCACTTGAAAAACATATGGAAGTAATGAAAAAAGAAATACACCATATGTATCAAAACGACATCCGATTCGGACTACTACTCAAACTAATCAGAAACGCTCAAGAATTAATCAATGAAGAAAATAAAAGAAGAACAAAGACAAAAGTTTCTTGACATACTCAGCATATTCTCACTAATATTGCTGATAATCGCAACAATTTTACTAATCATCAAAAAATGAAAACAATGGCCTGCACTCCGAAACCAAAGCCAAAGCCTAAAGGCAAGAAATAAGGCAAACCGGTCATCCAGTTGGTGTAAGTGGGAATGAATACCACATTTGGAAACATGGCAGACTGGTTCTGCCGGATAAGGGTTCGAATCCCTTACTGGATACAAAAAACAATTAATTATGACATCAATAGAATGGTTATGGGAACAGATAGATGGTATTATACCCTATCAAGATATTAAGACATCACAGCTTTTTAATGGTGTACTTGAACAAGCCAAACTCTTACACAAGCAAGAGATAATAGATGCTGCTGAAAGATGGAAAGGAACTGACTTTGCAGAGAGGTATTATCAAGAAACATTTGTAAGTAAGGGAAGTGATGATACATTAAAAGATTATCATATTGTTGAAGTCAACGAAATGGTAGAACTTCCCAAACAAGATGTAGATAAATTAGGTAATGAGGATGTGCCAAAATTAGGTTATGATGCAGATATTAGGGAAATAGCACTTAAAAACTATCCTTTTGGTAATGCAGAAAGAAATGCTTTTATAGCAGGTTACAACAAAGCCAAAGAACATTATGAACTTGTATTATCTGCAAGAGAGTTGCATAACTATAAACTTGGTTTAATAGATGGTCAAAAAAAAGCCAAAAAAACTCTATATACAGAGGAACAAGTTAGGGAAGCAATAGAAAAAGCAAAATTACTTGACTACAATAACAAATTTGTATTTACAACAGACCATCTAATCCTATCACTTAAACAACCTAAACAATGAAAATATTTTTTGACACAGAATTTACAGGATTACACAAAGAAACAACATTAATATCTATAGGATTTATTTCTGAAGATGGGAAGACTTTCTACGCAGAATTAAATGATTATGATAAAAGCCAAGTTGATTGTTGGTTACAAAAAAATGTAATTGATAATTTAACAATGAAAGAACCACAAGATGGTGAAGATGAATATTATGTAGCAAGAAGACATACAGACAATTTTGTTGGTAATGACCTTTATGAATCTTATTGTGTTAAGATGAGATGCAATACATCTGAACTTAAGACAGAACTTGAAAAATGGTTATCACAATTTGAACAAGTAGAGATTTGGTCAGATTGTTTGTCTTATGATTGGGTGTTATTTAACAACATATTTGGTCACGCTTTCAATATACCTAAAAATGTTTATTATATACCATTTGATATTTGTACACTATTCAAAGTAAAAGGTATTGATGCTGATATTAGCAGGGAAGAATTTGCAGAAGTAAAAGATGATTATCAAAAACACAATGCTTTATGGGATGCTAAAGTGATTAAAATGTGCTATGATAAGTTATCACAACTTCCCAAACAAGAAATATCAGATGAAGCACAAAGAATAATTGGAGAACATAAAATTCAAATATTAGAAATATCAGATGAAGAAATATTGAAAGCAGCAAAAGAATGTAGATTTGAAGATTTTGATATTTCAGTAGGTTCATTTGAATTAGGAGCAAGATGGTATAGAGAACAATTAAAACAAAAGAAATGCAGTTAAAAAATTATGAGCCATTATGGTTTGCCTTAGCAGTATTTCCTGCAGCATTATTATTTCCTTATCCATATGATTTAATACCATTAACTATCCAAATTATTTCAGCCATAATACTTTTCAAATGCAATTACGACAATATCAAATAGACATCTCAGATGCAGCCTGTAAATTGCTAAATGAATACAGAATTGCATATCTGAATATGCAGGTTCGTACCGGCAAGACCATCACAGCCTTTGAGACTGTTAAGAAGTTAGGGGTAAAAGAGATTGTTTTTGTAACAAAGAAGCAGGCAATGGCATCTGTTGAGAAAGATTACCTGGAGTCTTACTCAAAATATTTCAGATGCTACCTCATCAATTTTGAGTCATTACATAAAATTAAAGACCTGCGTCCTGATTTGTTTATCATTGATGAGGCGCATTCATTAGGGCAGTATCCAACGCCATCACTCAGAACCATGCAGCTTAAGGACCTTTGTCGCAAACTTCCAATTATATTCCTATCAGGAACGCCATCACCTGAGTCTTATTCGCAGTTATTCCATCAGTTCTATGTCTCCAGCTTCACGCCACTCAAAGGATCACGCTTCTACGACTGGGCAAAAGAATATGTGACTGTTGCTGAAAAATATGTCTTTAATCGGAAAATAAACGATTATAGTAACGCAAATAAGCAGAAAATTGATGAAGCTACAAAACATCTATTTATACCTTATACCCAAGAAGAAGCTGGTTTCACCGAACTTGTACAGGAATATGTACATCATGTGCAAATGTCTGATAAAATCTACGCTATTGCCAAAAGACTTAGAATTGATAGAGTTGTAACCGGTAAAGATGGGCAAGTAATTGAGGCTGATACAGAGGTCAAACTTCTTAATAAATTGCATCAGCTTTACTCAGGCACTATATTATTCGATTCGGGAACAGAGAACAACAATGGAATGATACTTGATGATACCAAAATTAAGTGGATACTGGAGAAATTTAAAGGGCGCAAAATAGCTATTTACTATAAATTCAGAGCAGAGGCGGTAATGATTGAAATTGCGTGCAGATTGAATGATTTATCAGTCACTAATGATGCGAATGAGTTCAATACGACTGATAAGTCAGTCATTTACATCTCTCAATTTGTATCAGGTAGGGAAGGCGTTAACTTATCTTCTGCTGATGCTCTTATCTGCTTAAATATTGACTTCTCAGCCATTACTTACTTCCAGGTGCGTGCAAGGCTTCAAAGCAAGGACCGGGACAGAACAGCGGAGGTTCATTGGGTATTCGCCAAAGATGGGATTGAGGATAGGATTTATAAAGCAGTCAACAACAAAAAGAATTATACATTAAGTTACTTTAAAAAAGAAGAAAAAAAACATGAAACCAATTAACACATTTTACAACGGAGATTATTTTAGGTCAAGATTAGAAGCTAAATGGGCAGCATTTTTTACTAAATTAAATGTGAAATACATTTATGAACCAGAAGGTTTCATAAATAAAAATGGAGATGCTTATTTGCCTGATTTTTATTTACCAGATGTTTATTTAAGATGGGACAAAGGAGTATATATTGAGATTAAAAATATAGATTATCAATCTGATTCGCTAAAATGCGCAGATTGGTTTGATAAAAATTTAGTTTTATTTAAAGGTAAACCTATTGATAATTTATGGGATAATGGAGGAAGTTATAATGGTTTTCAGATTACTCCACATTGGGATAATAATATGTTATTATGGATTTGTGATAATTGCAGTACTTTTAAAATAGATTATTATGAAGGTAATTATAATGATTGTCCTAATTGTAAAAAAGGTAAATGCAATGTTAAATTTTTGAATAAAATAGCTGAGCAAAGCTCAATGATTAGATTTGAGCATTTGGATAAATAATTTTTAATTTGCGATTCTATGCGTGAATCACAAATCCAATCCCAAATAATCCATTGGCTTGAAAAGGAAGGATGGCTCGTTGTCAAAATAATCCAAACTAATAAGAATGGATGGCCTGATTTACAGATTCATAAGCTTGGAGTTACCATTTTTATAGAAGTGAAGTCAGAAAATGGAGTCGTCTCTGAATTGCAACGCTACCGACATAAACAACTTACCGAACAAGGATTCTTCGTATTTATAACCAAATCACTCAAAGAACTACAACATGAATTTACTACAATCAGCGAAAAGCTACGCCAGCAAAGGCTTGTCCGTAATCTCAACTGACAATTCAAAAACGTCAATTTTCTCGTGGAAAAAGTATCAATCAAACATCGCAACTGATCAGGAACTGGAACATATGTTCAACACTCCCAAAGCCAAAGGCATTGCCGTCATATGCGGTGCCGTTAGTGGCAACCTTGAAGTGATAGATGTAGATTGCAAATATGGCATCAAATGGGAAGATTATGAGGCTAAGATATTAGACGCTCATCCTGAGCTTTATGGCCGTCTTAAAATTATTCGCACTAAATCAAATGGCTATCACATTTATTACAGATGCGAAGTCATTGAAGGTAATCAGAAGCTTGCTGAACGACCAGCAACAGATGATGAGAAATTTATCAATCCTAATGCTAAGCAGTTTGTACTTATTGAAACGCGAGGCGAAGCAGGATATGTTATTGCGCCTCCAACTGATGGTTATCAGCCACTTGATACAAATGACATACCCATTATAACGACAGATGAGCGTGATTTATTACTCAGCATAGCGAGAAGTTTTACTCAGCTGATTGAGAATATTAAGCAACCGGTTCTGCCAACATCAGGCACCAATCTTACCGTATGGGATGACTACAATTTACGCGGAGACATCATTGCTCTTATGCAAAAGCATGGCTGGTCTATTGTCAAAGAAGATACTGACAAATATTATTTGTTGCGTCCCGGTCAAACATCAAGTGTAACATCTGCCGTTATATTTAAGGACAAGCGTATTTTTTATCCTCACACCACATCAACATCATTTCAAAATAAAGGCTACAATCCCTTTGCCGTTTATACTCATTTAGAATGCAATGGTGATTACAAGAAAGCCTGCAAGCAGCTATCTGATGTATATGGTCAAAAGAATCAAGATGGATGGTTTTGGGAAGTGACCAACAAAGGACAAATTGTTATATCTCGCTTCAAACTTCAAGAATGGCTGCATGATAATTATGTCCAGCTATACTTCCATAATGAGAAAAGCGGCGCATATCGCCTCGTACATACTGATAACAAGAAAATATCTGAAGTATATGCTGAAGATATTAAGAAGTTTGTCAAAAAGCAACTTGTCAAATTTGGTCACATTGACGTAATGGAACAGATCATGAAGCAGACCAACAGCCTATTTACAGATTCATTTTTTGAATATATTGATAAAGCTGAAGTGAAAATATTACATGACAAACAAGACAAATGCTACTTTCCATTTAAAAATAATATCATAACCATTACCAAAGATGGCATTGAGACTATCAATTATGGCACCGTTGATGAATACATATGGGAGTCACAAATTATTGACAGAGATGTCAAGATTAATCCTGACTTTGATGTCCAATCAGCTGTGTTCTTTAATTTCTTGCTTAAAATAAGTGGTGAAGATTTACTCAGAGTACAGTATGCCATGACACTTATAGGATACATTCTGCATTCTTATAAGGATCCATCAAAGCCATTCGCTCCCATACTTGCGGAAGAAACTGATGATGAATCAAAAGGTGGTGGTACCGGAAAAGGATTATTCTTCCAAGCCATCGGAAAACTTATACCTGTTGTCAGAATAGATGGTAAAAACTTCAGACCTGACAAGACATTTGCCTTTCAACGGGTGACACTTGGAACAAAGCTTGTCATCATTGAGGACTGTCCTAAAAATGTTGATTTTGAGAAATATTACCCGACAATAACGGAAGGTATTACCATTGAGAAGAAGAACCAGGATGAATTATTTTTAAACTTTGCAGAATCTCCCAAAATAGCTTTTACAACTAATTATACCATTAGCAATAATTCAGAGCATAGCAGAAGAAGGCAACGTGTACTTGAATTTGCGCCATTTTTTAATAGTAAGAACACGCCACTTGACTATTTTGGACATAAATTCTTTGATGACTGGGATCAGGATGAATGGTCCAAGTTTTATAATCTTATGTTTTTTTGCGTCAAGGAATATCTTGAGCATGGCATCCTATCCGTTGACAATTCAGCTAAACTTAAACGCAAACAGATTAAGCAGCAGTTTGGAGAAGATTTCCTGGACTACTATGATGAGATTGAATCTGACAAATGGATGTCTATATCTGAGGAATGGAAAGGTTATCTTTTAAGGAATGAAATTGACAAAAAAGATTACTCATTAAAGAGATTTAAAAAAGGATTACAAATTGCTGGTGATGTATTTGGTGATGATTACATGGACCAAAAGAACAGACAAAACAATAACTTGAAGGAGTTTAAGATTATTAAAAAGAGTAATACAAATGATGAAATTGGAATCGATGTAGTGCATCTTTTTTAAGTTGTATTCGTTTTTAAAAAAATCGGTTACATAGTTAGCTTATGAAAATCAAATAGTTATGAAAAATGTAATCAATGTAACCTATTTTTATTACTTTTTAATACTTTAAGTAAATATTTATATATATATAGAATAGAAGCAAAAAAATGGAAAAATCAATAAATGTGTTACAATGGTACGGAAAACCGAAATTTCACTATGAAGTTAAATGGCAATGTAAGGTGATTTATAGGTGTACTTCTACGGCTCAATACCAAGAGGATGTGCTTGACGCATTAATAGACCGATTTAGGCAAGAAAAAGGCGTGGTAAGTATATTCCGTAACGGAGATAAAGTTGCGGTCTTAAATCGCCTAAAAATAACGTTTAAATCAATTTAAAAGTCCTTGATAGTATTCTCCAAATTTAATTCTTAATAATTTATCCAAAAGTATATCATCTGCCAGTAAAGTGCGTGCAAACGGAGCAACAGCATATTGAGTATATTCTTCATAGGTTAGTTTCTTGAATTTGTGTCCAATCATAAATCCAATAACACAGGCTGAGCCATATTCATTGTAGTAGTAAACAGGTAACTTATACGCAGAAGGATATAAAAGAGGACTTTTCTGAACTATTACATCCTTTTGGATAAAATTTTGAACCGGTGATGGTATGGTGTCTCTTTTTACCATTGATCTTGTAGGATAAACCTTTGGTGCAGGAAGCTTTAAAACTTTATTTCTGAGCATCAATTCAGGACCTGTTAACAAAGCAAATGGTTTTACCACAACAGGAACATAAAGCGGTATCTGTACCAGGTCTCCAAAGTAAACAGATGAAGTATCTGTGTTTTGATAGGTATTTACAAGGATGGGAGCAATACGGTAGTCATAGATAGGAATCTGAGCATTCACATTAATAATCTGATTCTCCAGTTCACGCTGATAGAATCGGTAATCATCAACAATTTCATAATATTGGCTGTATGTAATATCCTTATAACCTGGCTTAGGTTTCCCAACGGTAAACTTTTTCTCCGATTCGCTAAGATTGGCAACTTCACGTCTTATGATATTGAACATCCTGCGTGCAGTCTTTAACTGCTCAAACACATCTATCTTCTGCGAATTTGTCTCCAGTTCTACGCTATTGGTAAGCTGATAGGAGTGATTGCTGTCATAAAACTGAACTACTTTAAGAGCATTATTGTACAATACAAGGCTATCTTCTTCAGTAGGACATTCTACCTTAGAACCATAGATATCAGTACATTGTGCATAAGTACATACGCTGAAAGCCAGCATTAATGCGGTAAAAAGTGTTTTCATAGGCTGAAACAAAGATACACAAAGTATTTGAGCGTTATTTGTGGCTGTTATTAAAAATTGTATAACTTTGTTTTAGAACGAATATTCAATTCAATTCAATGGCAGGAAAAGGAGGCGCAAGATTAGGCGCAGGACGTAAATCAAGGGCTGAGGAGCTTGGTATTCAGTCAATAGCTATCCAAGCTATTACTGAGCATTATGGATCCCTTCTTGAGGGTTTTAAAGCGTTAATTTTAACTAACGAACCATCACTTGTAAAGTTTGTATGGGAACACGCAGCTGGTAAGCCTCGTGAAAAGTTTGACATAGAGATAGATGCAGACGTTCAGCACGTCCAAATAATAAGACTGCCAGACAATGGCAGAGATGACTTTGATATAGACAAGACATTACCTTATTCTAATTGACTAAGCAAATAACATACATAGAGCCACAAGATGGCTATCAACAAATCGCGCTGAGTAGTAAGGCGGATATCGTGATCGGCGGAGCAGCGGCATTCGTTGGTAAAACATTTGCTCTGCTTCTCGATCCACTACGTCATGTAACTATACCGGGATTTGGTGGTGTGATATTCAGGAGGACATCTGTGCAGATACGCAATGAAGGTGGCTTGTGGGACACATCGGTGAAGTTATATCCATTGCTTAACGCGGAGCCAAGAGAGTCAAGTTTAGACTGGAAGTTTCCATCAGGAGCCAAGATATCATTCAGACACTTGGAGTTTGAGAAGAATAAATATGATTGGCAGGGTGCGCAGATACCATTTCTTGGCTTTGATGAGTTAACGCACTTTACTGAGTCTATGTTCTTTTATCTTCTATCCCGTAATCGTTCAGGCTGTGGTGTCAAGCCTTATGTTAGGGCAACTTGCAATCCTGATCCTGAGTCATGGGTGTATAAGTTAATAAGTTGGTGGATAGATCCTGATGACGGTTTCCCAATACTGGAGCGCAGAGGCAAGCTGAGATACTTCATTAAGTACGGCAATGATTACATATGGGGTGACAGTTATGATGAAGTATATAAAAAGGCTGAGCATATCATTAAGCCAATGATGGATTCATCGGGATTACAGGCGAAAGACTTTATAAAGTCAATTACGTTTGTATCGGGTTCAATCTATGATAATAAAAAGGGATTGCAGTATGATCCAAGTTATCCAGGTAATTTATTATCACAGGATGAAGATACAAGGCGTCAGTTGTTGGAAGGAAGATGGAAGGTGAGCAATAGTCCGATGGATGTTTACGAGCATGAGGTGTTCATGGGATTGTTTGAGAATCTTAAGGGCGTTGATAAGACTGGTAAATATATCACCGCAGATATTGCGATGAAGGGAAGCAATAAGCTTGTTGTTGGTTATTGGGAAGGGATGGAGTTGTGTGACATAGAGATCATGGACAAGAGTGATGGCAAGCAGGTTATTGAGTTGATTTCAAATATGGCAAAAAAATATTCAGTAGAAAATCGCTATATTTGTTATGACAGCGATGGTGTAGGGAGTTACATAGATGGTTTCATTCGTGGTGCGGTTCCATTCAATGGTGGTGCTGCGCCTTTGGCGGTTAAGGATGAGGCATCGGGCAGACTAATAAAAGAGAATTACTTTAACCTTAAAACGCAATGTTATTATCGTTCAGGCTTTAGGGTTAGTAATGGGCAGATGAAGATAAACAAGAGAGTATCTGACAAGATGTATGATAACACGATGACCATTCGCCAGCGGTTCATGTATGAGAGGAAAGCCATAAGAAGGGATAAGGCAGACAATGATGGTAAGCTGAGAATAATCGGCAAAGATGAGATGAAGGTTAAATTGAATGGTGATTCTCCTGACTTGTTGGATATGTTTATGATGCGTGAAATATTTGAATTAAAACCAAAAATGGTGTTTGCATATGGGAATGATTGATAGACTCTTCGGACAGACGAAGCTGGTTAATAATCTGCAACAACAAGTCAAGGCACTAAGACAACAGAATCTCTCCAATGTTATAAGCGTTTCAACAAGTATCTATCCAAGTTGGCAGGATATTGAGAATATCCAAACATACATCACCGTAGATGATGTTTATGCTATTGTATCTTATTTGGCACAAACTGCTGCAAGGATTCCGATGTATGGCTATGAGATTGTTGATGATTCAGCAATGAAGTCAATGAAGAAGTATTCAAAGACATCATTACTTGGCAAGCATTATCAGACTAAGGCAATGCAGGACCTACCGGAACAGGATAGGTTTAATGAGTTTTTGAAGAATATCAGCTATGAAGATTTGATGATGTATTACACTATCCTTTATGTTCAGGGTGAATTGTTCTTGTATAAGGAGGTGATTGAGTTAGGTCCAAATGCAGGCAAGGTTATTCTGCATCCAATGAAGGGGCAGAATGTTGTTGTTGTTGTGAGTGAGTATTTTCCGCAGCATGTTGTGGGGTATGAATATTTTGATAGTGGCTTTAGTGGGTCATTGTCTGTTGATGATGTGATTCATGTGAAGTATTACAATCCAACTATAACTAATGGTCAGCAATGGAGAGGATTAAGTCCATTGCAGGTGTTGACTAAGAGATTGAACAGATGGAATGCGGCAATGGATGCGAGTGTTGCACAGATGCAGAACGGAGGTGTACCAGGTATTGTGTATGAGAAATCAGACTTTGCAGTTGAGACATTAGGTCAGCGCAAAAATGACTTTGCCAACTATCTGCGTAATTCTTCCAATAAGGGTGCGCCATATTTTGCAGCTGGTGAGATGGGATATTTGCAGCTTGGTTTATCACTTGCTGACATGGATGTGAGTGATTTGGCAGGTATAGACTTCACTAAGCTTTGTAATGCTTATAAGTTCCCTGAGATATTATTAAACAATCAGGACAGTTCAACTTACAATAATGTAGCTACTGCGGAGAAATTACTTTACACAAATTCAATACTACCAAATATCTATCTTTTCAGGGATGCACTTATTAAAGGTGTTATCCCAATGTATTCAACAGATGGCATTAAAAGAACTATTGAGATAGATTTGAGTGAGATTCCTGCGCTTCAGGAGGATATGAAGATGCAAGCTGATGCGTTAAATTCTATGTGGTGGACTACTCCAAATGAGAAGCGTGATATGATGGGTTTTGAGGAGTTGGATGAACCGATGATGAACCAGATCATCATTGACAGCGGTAAGCAGTTAATAACTGATTTGGGTGCGGTACCTGATGTGACAATGCCAGGAGAATGAGTGAAGTAAAATCAATAGAGCAGATTGTGAGCATTATTGAGAAGAAGATAATGTTTGTTTTGTTGGAGGAATTACCGAATCCATCATGTCCGAGAAAGCGTGACCAAAACAACTGGAAAATAGAGCAAGTAAAAAAGACATTAGCTGCAAGACTCGGGCATCCGGGCATAACATCAATAAAAAATGACTAAGAAGGAGCAGAACGAATATTTCATGATGTGGCATAAGTTTCAGCAGCGGTATGAGAAATACTATGAGAAGAAACTTACCAAAGCATTAAAGATTCAGCTTGACATATTCATAAAGACTAAGGATGTTATTTCTATTCCAGCGTTTCCAATTTATACGGTGTTGGTAGATATGTATAAGACTGTTGGTCCGAGATGGGTGAGATTATCAAAGCCATCAATGACAAAGGCAACAGGGCAGATGGGATTCAATGAAAGGATAGTGGAGTTAATGCGCCAATATTACGGCATTGACCTGCTTAATGATGCTGAGGATATTACGGCATATACAAAAGAAGTAATACAAAAGATATTGTCTGATGCAGCCATAACTGGTGCTTCATTTGATGATATAGTTAGGCAATTAGTAACATCATCAGAACTTGGACCAATGAGGGCAAGGCGTATTGCAAGAACTGAGACTGTGACGGCTGCCAATGGTGCGGCGATGATATATGCTCAGACATCAGGCAATCAGATGAACAAAATATGGATTAGTGTGAAGGATAAGAGGACAAGGCATAACCAATGGGCGAACCATGTGACAATAGATGGCACAACTATTGATATTAATGAGCCATTTATTTTGAAGTCGCAAAAGCTTGGTGATATTCAGATGATGCAGCCTGGAGTAAGGAAACAACCGAGTGGTGCGGCGGTACCAGCGGCGGAGATAGTGAATTGCAGATGTGTTGTTGCATTTAACGCTAAAAGGGATTCAAGTGGAAGATTGATAAGAAGATGATTTTTGTAATGAAATAAAAATATATTAACTTTATATCGTGGCCAATATCTTTAACATCAAGACGGAAGTCCTCTCAGCAGAGATTATGGACTTAAATCCCAAGCAAGGGATTGTCACCGGTTACTTCTCTAAATTTAATAACGTTGATGGTGATGGTGATATAATCAGACCAGGAGCATTTACAAAGACAATCAAGGAGCAAGGTCCTCAATCACCTTTACCGAGAATAAAGCATCTATTGAATCATGATCCATCATTGCCGTTAGGTGTGTTGAAGTCATTGACTGAAGATAGTTATGGCTTGGCATATGAGTCACAGATAGGAAGTCATGAGGGCGGTGAAGATTTTATTAAGATGGTTGAGAGTGGATTGATAACAGAGCATTCTATTGGTTTCAAGATAATCAAGAGAAATCAAATCCAATCCTATGAAAACTATTTAAAGAATCCTCAGCTTGGTCAATATGAGATAACAGAGATAAAGTTGTATGAGGGTTCATCACTAACTGCATGGGGGGCAAATCCATTAACGCCAATCACATCATTGAAGTCTATGAATGATGTTGATTTGTTGGTGGCTAAGCATGAGGCGATAGAGAAGTTTTGCAGAAACACTACTGCAACAGATGATACAATTCAGATGTTGCTATTACACAGTAAACAATTAGCACAATTAATCTTAGATATGAAGGGTACTACTGATCCGGGTAAATCCAATCAGCCAGAAGAAAGTGTCGTGGATATAATTAGGCAGTTTAACAATAACCTTAAAAAATAAAAATCTATCCAATATGGAAAAGAAAGAATTAATGGCCGAATTGGAGGGCCTCAAGTCAACGCTTGAAACTTCAATATCTGAGAAAACCAAGAGTGAGATTGCTGATCAACTGAAATCAGTTCTTGCTGAAGTAAATGCAAAGCTTGAAGCTTTTGCTAAGAATGACAACGCAGATGCGGTTAAGTCAATGAATGAAGAAGTTGCTAAAGTTAAAGCTGACATGGCTGCAACTATTAAGGCTTTGGACATCGTTCAGACTCGTGTTAAATCTACTCCTAAATCTGACAAAAGAATCATCACTTTTGATGAAGCTTTCGGTTCAGCTTTGGAGAAGAATTTTGATGCAATCCAAGCTGTTAAGCAAGGTCAGCCATTCAAAATGGAATTGAAAGGAGATATGTTGTTAAGTGGTTCATTGGATCCTAATGGTAACTTGAGTGGTGTTGCTTCATATTCTGCTCGTCAGGCTTTGTTGCCATCACAGAAAGTGAACATGAGAGATTTGATTTCTACTGCTGTTTCTCCAACTGGTCTTTATGTTCAATATCGTGAGACTTCTGCTGTTCAGCCTTTGGGTGTTCAGACTGAAGGTTCACCTAAGACTCAGGTTCAGTATGACTTCACAGAAGTTAAAGTTGTTGAGAATTACATCGCTGGTTTTGCAAGATTCTCTAAGCAAATGGCTAAGCAATTACCATATATGCAGACAACTTTACCAAGATTGTTGACTCGTGATTTCTACAAGACTGAGAATGCTTCTTTCTATACAACTGTATCAAGTGCTGCTACCGGTGTTACTACAACTTCAGGTACTAATCCAGTTGAGATCATCATGGACTTGATTGCTAACCAACAGTCAGCTAACTTCAATGCTTCTTATTGCGTTGTAAGTCCAGTTACTTTGGCAGCTATCAACAAGACTTTGTTGACTAACGGTTACTATCCTGGTGCTGCTGGTGTTAGTTCTGTTGCAAGTGGTGCGGTAGTTATCGCTGGTACTCCAGTTGTAGCTGCTTCATGGGCAACTGACAGCACTTACTTGATTTTTGATATGGATTATATCGAAAGAGTTGAGACTGAAGCTGTGAACATTACGTTTGCAATGGAAGATGCTGACAACTTTACTAAGAACTTGATTACTGCTCGTATCGAGTGTCAAGAAGAAGTGAACTTGATGCTTCCTGCTTCTGCAATCTTCAAAGATTAATATCGTGTGTTTTGGTTAATGTAGATAACAAAGCCTCTCTCATTTGGGAGGGGCTTTTTTAAAATATAAAACAATGGATTTATACAACTGGGAAGGAGTTAATTACAATTCGGTTCTTGATATAGAGTTCAATGATAAAGCCATCATTGAACCGGTTACATTAGTTGAGGCTAAGGACTTTTGTAAGATTGATATCGGTACTGATGATACTTTAGTAATATCATTAATCACAGCGGCTCGTCAGCAATGTGAGGCTTATACTGGAGTAGGGTTTATTGTTCATGATGCCGTTGCTATCCTAAATAACGTCAATGGAGATATTTACATCCCTTATGGACCGCTTATCGCAATTAACCAGGTTACTGATGAGGATGGCAATATTCTTGTGCTTGATACTAATTACACTATTAGTGGCAACTTATTCAAGAGACTCACAACACCGCGTGCTAAGAATATTACTATTGATTACTATACTGGTTATTCTGTGCTTCCTAATGTACTGAAAACGGCTTTGCTGAATCAGATATATTATTTGTATGATAACAGAAGCATTGGTGTTGATGACATAAGTCCGATTGCTAAGAATCTACTAAATCCTTATAGACGTGTATAAGTTAAACAGACGCATTACCATATATCGCTACACAACTGCAAAAAATGAGTTTGGCGGTTTGATTGCTATTGAGACAGGCAACTGGACTAAGTGGGCAGAGGCAAGAGATAGGCAAGGATTGCCAAGAAATGACTATCAGCAGAGAGAGTGGACTTATGATCAGGTGTTCATCATGAGATATGAGACGGAAAGACCAACGAGGAGTAATGATGTGATTGCCTATGAGAATCAGTTTTATAAGATAAACAGCATACAGATAAGAAATGAGGGGAATAAGGAATGGGAATATATCCAAGCAATAAAATTAGATGAATCAATTAATTCAGATGCTCCTATGGACTTGAATACTATACAAGTGTATAATTACACAGGAATTGGAGGCGAGAGCAATTTCACTTATGGTGGCTTTATAGGTCGCCATGTGTTCAATGCTTTCAAGGATGGTGTTCAGTATGTGATAAGAACGGGTGGTGTTCCAGTAGGCAAGGAGGTATTGTTGAATGACAATACAGGTGAGTTGACATGGGCAATACCATTTGAAGATGGAGAGGTTGCAACAATATTATTCTACTAATGCTAAAGATAGAAGTAAAAGGATTTAATGCGATTTTAAAGAAGTTTGATACCTTATCAAATGAAAGTCAGCAATTAGTTCAGAGTGCTTTAAATGCCTGGGCAGATGATACTGCTAAAGATGCAAAGTTATTAGCTCCTTCTAATTTTTCAGGATTAAGATTAAGTATAAATCCTGAGTATTATGTAGGTTCGGCAGCAGTTGTTGCATCAGCTAAATATGCAGCTTATGTAGAGTTTGGGACAAGAAAGTTTGCTGCAAGTTATGTGTCATCTTTACCAGCTGATTGGCAAGCTTACGCAAATACATTTAAAGGTCCTGCAACCAATGGAGGAAATTTAAAACAAATGTGGAAATCATTTAAGATATGGGGTGAAAAAAAAGGATTAACACCAACACAAACATATTTTGCATATAAAAAAGTATTAAGAGATGGTATAAGACCACAACCATTTTTATACCCATCAGTAAATAAAAACCTTCCGCAATTAATTGAAGATTTAAAAGACATATTCAAATGAGAGACGTAAACAGCGCATTATTGCAAGCATATTATCAGGTCATTGACGGCTTGAATATTCCTGTTTATGAAGGTGAGGAGCCTGATGATGTGAAGGATAAGATATATTGTGTTTTGTCCGATGCCATCTCTATTGAGCAATCAACTGATAATTCTTCAGATGTTCAGACTACATTACAAGTGTCGGTTCATTCATGGGAGTATAAATACAATAACAGTAAGAATTTGAATCTTGCAGTTGATAGCATATTGCAGGCAATTAAGCCAACGAGCAATGCTGTACTTGATTTGAATTTGTCAGGACTTCAGATGATGAATTTGCAGGTTCAGACAGACAGAACTGAGAGATTTGGTGAGATTGGGGGTAAAGTATTTATTTCAAGGATATTGATATTTAAACAAGATATTTTCGTAATTTCATAACATAAAAATCAAATAAAATGGCAGAACACAAAGTGGCAGGTGGGACAATGTTATTGTTCATTGATCCTACTGGAGGTACTAACTATGATACCGTTGTTTGTTTAACATCTGTATCAAAATCAGCATCAGTTTCGGTTGTAGATGCTTCATCAGCTTGCGGACCTGACAAAAGTCCTGGTACTATTGAATTGTCTTATAGTTTTGAAGGACAGCATTTGCAAGATCCTACAACAGGTAAGATTTCGGGTACGAGTCTCCGTCAGTTGTTGATGAGTAAAGCTACAATAGCTTGGAGCATTGAGCCTGAGAGTCCAGTAACCGGTGATGAGATTGAGTATGGTACAGGTTATATATCTGAGTTAAGCTCACAGTACAATTTTGACTCAGTCGGGACATTCACAGGAGTCATACAGCCCTATAACACCCCAACTATTGAAATAGAGCCATAATATGTCAGAACATAAAGTCCAAGGCGGCAATATGCTGCTTTTCATTGATCCTAATGGAGGCACGAACTATGATATGGTTGTATGTCTCACAAGTGTAGGCGTAAGCATGAGCGTTCAGCCTGTTGATGCTTCATCCGCTTGTGGTCCTGATAAATCACCAGGAGCGTTGGATATTTCTTACAATTTTGAAGGTCAGCATTTGCAAGATCCTAATAGTGGAAGGATTAGCGGAACAGATTTGAGAATCTTGTTAAATGCTGAGCAGACTATTGGTTGGAAGTTATCACCCGAAACGCCAGTAGATGGGGATGAGATTCAGGAAGGGACTGGCTTTATATCTGAATTGAGCAGCACATATAATTATTCAGAAGTTGGTACTTTTTCAGGATCTATAATGCCTTATGGCACGCCTACGGTAAGTGTTTATGGTGGTGGCGGTGGAGGATTAGTTATAGGTCAAGCATATCAAGGGGGTACTATTGCATATTTAGATGGAACTAATACTCATGGCATTATAATAGCATGGAATAGTTCAGCAATGATTTACAATATATGGGGAAGTACAGGAATTGTTGTAGGTGCTAATGCTGACACTTTATATAATGGTATTTATAATTCAGATTTAATTGCAGCTTTGTTTCCTGGATCTCCAGCATATGATTGCAGACAATTAACACAAGGAGGTTATACAGATTGGTGTTTACCTACAGCAGCAGATTGGTATGCAATGCAGCCTAATTGTACAACAGTTGGTATAGATCCTTCTGGATCATATTGGACATCAATAGAAAATTTTGGAGATCCGGACAATGCTTTAATTTTTAATCCGATAATAAATTCATCATTAATATCTGGGAAAAATGGAGCAGCTGCATTTGTTGCAGTAAGATATTTTTAAACCAAAACACAAATAAAATGAGTTATCTACAAATTGAACTTGGCGGTAAGCTGAGGGGATTGAAATTTAATCAGCTTGCGATTGAGATTATCAGCACTCATAATGATAGTGCAACGCAATCAGGCTTTATGTATGCCATGATATATGGCGGATTGATGGGCAATACATATGTGAAAAGAGAGGAGGCGGATTATAGCTTTGAAGATGTTTGCGATTGGGTAGATGTGCTGGATAATAAGGCTGATGTAATTGCAAAAGTTACTGAGGTTTTAACATCAACGCAAGTGTGGAAGAGTCTTGTGAAAGCTGGAGAAGAAATCAATGAGGAGAAAAAAAAAGTAGTAGAGAGCAATGCTTTGACAACCTCAAATTCGCTTTAGGCAAATTAGGATGGTCAGCATATCAGTACTATACATCTCTTCCGATTGAGTTCTATGCAGCTGTTGAAGGATATTTAGAAAAGCAAACTGAACAGGCGAAAGTCCTTCGGTTTGCTTCATTTCGTATAGCAGAGAGCATGGCAGGAAGCAAAGCAGTTGGTTCAATAGAAAGGTTTTGGCCTATGGCTAATGATGAACCGGTTAAGAAGATTGAACCAATGACAAAGGATAGATACGAGGCAATTTTGAAGCGTCACAATATAAAAATGAAAACGGATGGCTGAAGAAATAAAGATAGTAGCGTCAGCGGTCGGATTTGACCAGGTCAATAAGGCATTAGATAATACAACTAAATCTTTAACTCAGACATCTCAAGCTGCTACTCAAGCAGGAAAGGCATTAGGAAATGAATTAAAAGTTGCAACTGGTTCTGCATCTTCTGCAGTTACAAATTTATCAAGAATTGTATCTGATTCAGCATATGGTTTTATAGGTATTGCAAATAATATACAGCCATTTATTGACTCATTAGGTTATGCTAAAAAAGAAGCTCAGGCAACTGGTACTTCTATGAAGGATAATCTTGTTGCAGCTTTAACTGGTGCTGGTGGTTTATCACTTGCTTTTGCTGCAGTTACAACAGCCATTACATTTGCTCAGATTGGTTTTAGTGCTTGGACAAGAGGAAGTAAAGATACTAAGAGTTCTATTGATTCAATGGATGAATCAACGAGAAACTTATCAATAGATATAAAGAATTTAGGAGAAGATTTAAAGGCTGTCAAAATACAATTTGATTTAATTAAAGAATATAAGACTCTTGAATTTGATATAAAATTTGGTAAAGGATATACATCAGATTTAAAGATGGCAGAACTTGATGTAACTCAATTAGGTTACGCTCAAGATTTTGCAAGAAATGAATTTGCTAAATCAAGAAAGGCTTGGGATGATGCAAATGCTGCTTTATATAGTTTTACACAAACTCAGAAATCAAATATATCATTATGGGATGAGTCAACTAATAGTTTTGCAGATGCAGTTTCTAAATTAGGAGATTTAACAAATGTTACATCAGCTAATCTTAGCGGTTTTACTGATGAACAAAAGGTATATGTTCAGAATGTAATTGATGCTGGTAAAAAATTAACTGAATTAAGAGATAAATATTATTCTTATAATGATCAAATATCACTTGCTAAATTAAGAGTTGAGGCTTTAAAAGATGCTGAAAAAAGAAGATTAGAAGAATTAAAAAAGGGATTACCAATATTTGAGCGTGATTTAAAGTTTAAACCGATTAAGGTTCAAAAAATTGAAGTAAATTATGATTATAAGAAATTAAAACCAATAGAAATTCCTGTTCTTCCTGAATTACCTCCTATACCATTAAACTTTGAAATATCTCAAGACCAACTTGACAAATTAAATGCTGTATTCCAAAATGCAGCTGAGAATATTGCGGTAGGTTTTGGTGAAACTTTAGCAGCAGCATTATCAGGACAGGCTACTATTGGAGACTTTTTTAAAGGAATATTTCAAGAGGTTGGCTCTGCAATGATTGCTTTTGGTAAATTGATGATAAAGTTTGCTATTCAAGTTGAGGCTATAAAGAAATTTGTTCTTGCAAATCCATTTCTTGCCATTGCAGGTGCAGTTGCTTTGATAGCATTAGGTAATTTGATAAAAAATGCAACTAAAACGCCAGCCTTCGCAGTCGGTACACGTTATGCTCCTGGTGGTATGGCTTTAGTGGGTGAGAGAGGTCCAGAGATGATTAATCTGCCTCGTGGTTCTCAGGTGATACCTGCAGCACAGACATCGCAAATGATGGGTGGAATAGGAGGAGCAATAGAGGTATTTGGAATGCTTAGAGGTCAAGATATTTATTTTAGTAATAAAAAGTACGGTCAAACTTATAAACGCACAACTTAATGGATGTTTGGAATATAAAATATAGTGGTGAATTCAATTCTTCAAAATTAACTTGTAGTTATAAAATTGATTTGTATCAAAAGAATTATACTGGTACAACTATTACACCTATATTTTTCACTCCCGAGATTATTCAAGAATGGCAAGACGATGATCCTAAGACACCTATAAGAGGATGCACATTAAAATTCAGCATAATTGCAAATAATCCAATTTCCAATATAATTAATGTACCATTTGAGACATTTTATTCCAATGAAGATGATACGTGGAAAGCAGTATTGACAAGAAAAGAAACAGATGAAATATTATTTGTAGGATTTCTTTTGCAGGATGATTGTCAAGAATTATGTGTTGATTATACTCATACTTATAGTCTGACATTTACAGATAATTTAGGGGTTTTAAAAGATGTATCATTATATCAAGCTTCAAAGGCATTACCTAATTTAGATACATTTTCAGGAATAACTGTTCAGTCAGTTTTTGGCAATCCGCATAAAATTTATTCATTAGATTCAAGATGGGGTATATTAAATATAGGGGACAATTTTACGATTTATGCAACTGGATTAGCTGGCACATATACGGTCATAAATAGAGGTTATGATTCAATATTTGGTTGGTGGGTATATACGGCAGAGGATGTACCTATTGCATATACCGTATTTGATGATATTGATTACAATTACTACACATATGGATTGACTGGTTATCATCCCTTAAAAGACATATTTAAAATGCTTATTTATGCTACTGGCATAAAATTGACATTAAATATAATGAGTAAACTTGTTCCAGTTGGTGGTAGTAGGGACAGTCTTATTGAAGATATATATATTGATGTCAATACTTTTTTTAAGAATGGCGAGTGGATGAATTGTTATGATATTTTGGAGCAGATATGTTCAAGATTCAATGCTTGTTTTTTTCAGGCGCATGGTCAATGGTATTTTGTAAGATGGGATGAGTTATATCGATATACTACTGCAACAGGAGCAACTTATCAAGGGAATGCTTTTGATAAAGATATGAATAGATCAATAATCACAAAAAATATAATTTCTTTTGATTTTTTAGGTGGTAAAGACATGGAGACAAGTACAATGAAATCTATCGTTAGACCTGATTTATATGCTAAGGAAACAATGAATTATAATCAACAAATTAATTTAAAGAACCAAGATTTACAAGAATTAGGTGCTTTGTTAAATTCTTATACATCTGGTCTAACTTTAATTAATGAGTATGAATTACTTTACTGGATAGATTGGGATATTCATCCTACGCCATCTTCTCAAAGATTTATAAGAGTTATTTTAGATAACGACATAACTTCAAAAACATATGGTCAAGAAATCGAAAGATATTTAGTAATAAAAGGTAATTCATATGACTCTAGATTTGCTATAATGTATGAAGGTGTACAATTATCTGAAGGAGATACAATTCAATGGTCTTTCGATTATAAAACTCAAAATAGTGAACCTGGTCCAGTTACAAATGTATTTGAAATTGATATAAGAGATGGTATTAATTCAACTAAATATATAACTACTGATGGTAAATGGGTTGAAACGTTTTCAGGTATTCCATATGGTATTGTTTATAACATATTAAGTGGAGACAATGCAAATGAATGGCATTCTGTAACAATTACTTCAGATTTATTACCTTATGATACATTTGTTCATCCATTTTTAACAGCTGCATCATCAAATAATGCATTATATGAAACTCATTATAAAAATTTAAGTTTTACTGTTTATAATAATATAAATGGTAGCACTAAAATAAAAGGACATATACATAATTGTGAACAATATATCTCAGTAAAAAAGAATAATGATAAAGAAATTTTTATTGATGATACACCAAGAAGATCTATAAATGGTTCATTGTTTTTATATTCTCTTACAGGTTGGATGAGAAATAGAACAATACAATGGACCTACAATGATTTTGGAGATTTATTTGATAGATTAGGACAAGCAACAACAGAAGAAGCATTATTTACAAGTAGTATTCCAAGATATAAGTATGAAGGCAATTTAATCTATATTAATATTTTAGATGAAATGCTAACACCATTCTCAGTATTTAATTTAAAGACTGCAGATAATCAATTCAGATTTGTACCTGGTAAGATGACAATCAATTATCATGCAAATATGGCTGATGTTACGCTTCATGAATTTATAAGAAATAGTGCAGGCATTACAGACAATCAATTTGTTGAGTTCTTGCTGTATCTTACAAATAAAACCTACAATTTTAATTATCTTTACGAAAAGTAATAGTCATGGCAAATAAGGTAAGAGGAATAGATGTAGTATTGACAATAAAGTCACCTGATGATCTTGATTATATTCCTATTGCCTGTGCCAGGTCAATTACTTTTAATATTAATAGAGAATTTGTTGAGACTACAACTATTGGTGACGGATTTTTTAAAACTTATTTCCCATCTGTAATATCAATGACGGCAACGGTTGAAGGTTTGGTTCTGCTTGGTAAAGAATTAGATTTGACTTACAATATGGGTAGGATTTATGATTTGTTGATTAACTTACCTGGAGGCAATCACTTTAATTTGAAGTTCTATGAGGTTGATGATACTGGTGTCTTATTTCTTCAAAAGGAAGTTAAGGCATATTTATCAGCAATAACTGAGACATCAAGTTTTGACAATATCAATACTTTTACAGCTGAATTTCTATTATAAATTCAGCT